AATACTAGGGAAAGATGAGGAAGATGAGAATTTAGTAATTAGCTTAGATGATAGGCTAGAAGTCGTAAGTCAATATCCTAATTTAAAAATAGTCGTAAGTGAGAAAGTAAAATGCTAATACTAAAATTTGTGGGGAAAATAACTCCTGAAGTAAATCCTGGGATTTATATAGAACATCGTTACGAAATAACTAAGGACAGCCCGCAAATATTTATTTTGCCAAAACCTTCAATATTTGATTCCGTTTGTGTAAGTGATGGCGTTAAATTTAAGCCACTGGCTATGGATTTTTCTTATTATCGTGTGCCGGGTTTTTGGGATAGTGATTTATGCGTAAGGACAGATGTTTATCCATTACTTTGGTTATTTTACGCATTTATTGTTTTTTTAGATAGGTGTAACTTAAAGCTCAAAAAAGTAGTCTATAAATTTTTACTGTGGACAAAACAAGGTAAAGATTTTCTTCCCGTTGGCGAGAGAGTTAGTTCTTGGAGAGAGTTTTTTAAGTTTTATTTAATTAGTTTAGGAGGATAAAAAATGTTAATTAATTTACCGAAATGCAGAACCCATATTAAGTTTGAGGAAATGTATGAGTATTTCTTTACAGAGGCTAACTTCCCAGAATTAGTGGAGCGAAACCTCAATTACGGATGGGAAGGTTTGAACACATATAAGTTTATTAAATTCCTCCAAAATAACAAAATCCAGGGCGTGAATGCAGGGGTAGACAAGCTTTATAGCGTCGCACAGCTTGAAGAGTTGTATAAACAAATTAAGTCTATCGATCCTGAAGACTGGAAGTCAGGCAATTTAAGTTTTCTAGAAAGTTAAAGGTTAAAGTAAAGGTAATTTAAAATGTCTCATGAATTTAGACTCGCTTGCAAAACCTGTAATTTAGAAACAGAAGAAGTTAATCACGCTCAAGAAAGTATTAAAAATTTCTTGAGTAAGTGGGAGGAAAATAAAAACGCCCTAACTAAAGTATTAGATTTAGGGTTGTTTGATATTGGTGATGTGCGCGAAAGTTTTAGGTCTAAATCACTTCCTGTAGATATTTATGAATTTATGCTTTTGCATGAAAATCATGAACTAGTAATTAGGTCAGAATACACATCTGTAGCAGATGAGGTAATTAAAGCTAAGGTAAAAAAAGCGTTAATTTTTAAGCTAGAGGAAGAATTTAACAATTTATTTACTGTTAAAGAAAATGGCTATGGGTACATAAAGTTAAAAACACCATTTACTTTACCGGATGGTGCAATTATAGATGTTTACTTAAAGCTAAATAAAGATGGAGACGTAGAGCATATCACCGACTTAGGATGTACATTAGGGTGGGTCTATGTAAACTGCCACGAAGAAGATAGAAGTGCGGATTTTTGGGAGAGGGTAAAAGATTTTGATGTAGGTTTCATTGGCGAAACGTTAATTACCAAACCCTCTCCAAATACGGGATTAATGCAAGAAGTTTTTAAATTAATTACTGCAATAATTAGAGTTAGTAATTTTATTTAACGCCTTAATTTTTTTGCATAAAACTTAAAAGTATCGTAAAATGTAAATATAGTATATTTTTACACACGCTTTTAAGTATGTCTACGATAAATAAAGGCGACCTGCCTAGATATGAAAATGGCGAATATGGGCAATCTGAATTAACGCAAGCTGTGGCTAATGCCGAAGTAGCAGCACTCTTAAATCCTAGTAGCGGTGGCGGAGGCTCTACCACGGTTAACTTTGGCACTAAAATAACAGATGTTACTATACCTACCGGTGGTGTGGGTAACTTAGGTTGGTTGTCTGCGATTTGGAAACTGATAGGCGATCGCATCCCTCCAAAGTCAGCTTATGAATCCTCAACCACAATTACAATTACTCGCGCTGCTACTACAACTTATACTGCTTCTGCACCAAACTTTGATGTTTATGGCGGTCTATTCCAACTTCAAAATATAGGCGAAGCTGGTAAAGGTATATTCCTTTCTTATTTTGAAATATCTCTCAATCTATCTTCTGTACCAGCAGGTATGACTTCTTTTGCGGTACACTTATACCCTACAGCACCTACAAATATTGCAGATAATAGTATCTGGACAATTGGTTCTGACCCTGTTCTAGACCCTGTAGGTTTCAATGTACCTATGAGTTTAGCTAAAGGAGGGGGTAAGGTTGTTGGCGTTATTAGAGATTTAAATCAATTGTTTATTTTAACCAGTTCAAGTTTGTGGGGATATCTGGTTACTAACGGTGCAATTGTCCCGGCTGCTAACTCAGAAACAGGGACTATACGCGCTAGGAGTTTTGCACCATGAGAACTTCTACTAGAATGGTGGTGTTGCGTGGTTTTAAATGTGTTCTTGATTTAATTTTTGCTATAGCCTTTGTCGCTTATGGATTAAGACGGCTTTCCAGGTTTTGGACTGGCGCAGCTATAAGAGTAATGAGAACTAGTGATGATGCGGAGCTAGATATAGGTTTTATTGGAGAGGATTTAGATGTAGTTACATTATTAGCATTTGTCGGTTTGGCCAACGGTGAGATTGTTATCTGGTATGATCAATCTGGCAATGGTCGTCATGCAGTTTCAACGGCGGGGAGGCGGCCGCGCATTGTGAACGCAGGGGTACTTGATATTGCCAACGGCAAACCCGCCATCAGATTTAACGGGTCAAATACGTCTTTCAGTGGTGTATCCCTTCCACTTTCTCAGCTTACCTTGTCATCTGTGTTGAATGACGTAACACAAGCAGGAGATATTCGCTATGCTATTGGGACGGGCAGCGGCCTCCCAGGAAGGGGAATATTCAGCAGCTTTCAGTTGAGCTCAAACAAATCATTGGGATACATTCCAGACGCAGGAGTTCCAGTAGTGCAGACAGGCTTTTTGCCAACAATAGGACAGTCTTATGTTGTGAGCTTAACCACGACTGCGACAGAATCAAGCATTTGGGCAAACGGTGGCAATAATAGAACGGGTGGAAAAATCACACTGAACCAACTCTTTATTGGTCAACGCGGTGACAATCTTTGGTATTACGATGGGTATAACTCAGAAACTATCGTATTCCCATCGGCACTCTCCACCGCCGACCGACAGTTGCTTGAGCGCAATCAGGGACTTTATTATAAAATTGCTGTAAATTAAAAACCATGACAAAACAACAAGAACAATGGCTGCTTATTCAAATTGAACAATTCCCTGAACTATCTCCCAGGGAATTAACTTCATACCTCAACGATAAAGTATTAGTAGATAATCCAGTGCCAATAGGACAAGTATCTGTAAAGACAACTTTAGAAGAAGTTTCGGCAGTAGTCACAGATGCGGAAGTTTTGGCAGTAGCTGAAAGTCCAGTCTATTTAAGGATATTAGATGCTATTACCCAAAATCGACCTGATTGGGTGGTTGGCAACTTAACAACATTAAAACGTGGAGGCAAGTTAACCCAAGCAAGTTTTGATGCCATCATAGCGTTACTTCAAAGGACTCAACCAGACCCTAACTATCAAGCGCAAGTATTGATAAGCCCTGCTGAGTTAGCGGGGTATGATTTTGTGTTAGTTAGCGATGTTGAGGAATTATTAACTCCCTAAACTTCCCCCAAATACTAAATTCTGGGATAAACAAGAATGTGCGCCACTTCCCCCGTCTACAACATCATTTGTGGGCGGGGTTTTTCTACTGCCGTCAAAAGCATCCACGTAAGATAAAAAGTCATCATTCCACCAAGCTCTTAGTATTTTTATCTTCCCGCTCCTAGCATCCATAGCCCAGGGTTTAGCCCGGGTTAATTTATCGCCAAGAGGTTGGACTCCCTTACAATTACACTCAGGCAAAGCTTTTTTGATTGTCCTAATTAAGCTTTGTTCATGTCTCCTTGACGCTGAACCGCCCTCTAACTCCCACCGTTGCTTAACTTTTTTACCATCCGCCACGGCCATCGTTACGATTTGGTTATCGCCCTCTTCTGCTCCTAACTGTTCCCAGTAAACATCTAAGATGTAATATTCATACTCTCCCGTAAATTTATTTTTAACTTTCATCCATTTCTGGGATGCACTAAAGCATGAGGATGAAGAGGCAACTTCTTTAGCTGTACTGGCCAAATCCCAAAACCTTAAAAATTGGGCAGAAGTTAAATCCATGCTGCTTAACTGTTCTTGATCTATTATCTCAAACCACGAACGGTTAAAGACTAATCCTGCCGACCATTTAATCTTCCAATTACCTTTAAGTAACCGCTCCATGTCAACATTAAGTAATGAAAGTAAATTAGCTTTGTAATCAGGGTTTTGGCTTAAGAGAATCTTATTGTCGTCTAAGGTTGCACTAATAAAAGTTAAGGATTTTGGCGGCGCAATTTTAGCTAATTCTGGGAATTTAAGCATTAATTCTTCTGCGGAATCTCCCCAGTGAATAACGTTATTTAAGCGGTAAAAGTATCTTAAAACGCCTGACCTTTCTTCGATAGGGTATCCCGTCGTAGGGTTAATATACCAATCAATTAATTTAGCTACCCACGAATCTGCGTCAGGGTTACAGGTTGCATCAATCCTTGGCTTAACTCCGCACGTACTTCTATTTCTTGAAAATAAGAACCAAAATTGTTTTTCGGTAAATTTATTTAACTCATCAAAGCCAATATAGGCTATTTGCGCTCCGGGGAATTTATTCTCTACGTCTTTTTCATGTTGAGCGTGACCAAAGCTAATAGCTGCGCCGCTGGGAAATTTCCAATCTAATTTACCCTCTCTTGGAATTGCACCAGGGACTAAGCCAAATAATTTCTTAGACTCATCCCATAAACCACCCTCTGTTGTTATTTCAGGCGAAGTCCGGCGGAAGATTACCGCACCATAATTAGGGTTATCAATATTAATTAAAGACTTCCTTAACAATGCCCACGACTTCCCGCCTCCACCGGCTCCTCCATATATGCACACATCAGCGCGCGTATTTACAAAGCTTGTTTGCTTTCCAGGCTGTGGATCTGGAAGGGTAAAAGTTACCGCATTATTCTTAGCTTTTTCGTTAACCTTGGACTTTAATAAAGTTGTTGGTGCGCCACTTAAAAAATCTTTTCTTTTGCTTCCCATTTCCTTTAAGACTGTGCTATAATTTATATATAAGTTAAATTATAGATTTAAAAATTGCATAGGTGACACAAAGTATTATCCCAGATGAAGAATAGTCTGGGATATTTTTTTTGGATTTTTTTCGTAGATGAAGTGTGTCTAGAGTACCCGCCCACTCTCGCCTTACCCCCGCCTTAATCTCGACCCCCCCTTAAATAAATTAATTAAAGTCCCGGCACTAAATTTAATTTAAGGATTAATCTAGCGATCGCAAGATAAGAGATAAGAGATAAGAGATAAGAGATAAGAGATAAACCTTAAATTAAATTAGTGCATAGTGCAGACAAGTTTCGACGCTAAATTAAATTAGCGATCGCAGAATATTTTTAACTCATGTATAAAATATAACATAAAATTAATTTAAAATACTGTTGCACGACGGTAGAGAGTAAGTTATATTAGTTATATTGAAAGTTAAAAAGTAAAGAAAAGAGGACATAGGAAAATGAAGACCGTACAGACCATATCTGGAGACAATTTCGTACTAGTAACTGACAACGAAAAAGAGATCCCTATCTCCAGACCTTACCTAAACCACTGTGATATAGAGTATAGAAAAAAGAAGGAGGAAGACTATGCAAACTATAACCTTCGGGAACACCATCAAGAACATTATGGCGAAGGTCTTTTTCAAGGATACGATTACGGCCACGATTTGGGGATAAACGATCCCTTTGCTGAAGAGATATTAGGGTCGGATATCTTGTTAAGATAATACCTTAAAATACTCTTAAAATAAACCTCTTAAATTAAGTTTTAAGAGGTTTATTTTTTTAATTCATACATTATTCTTGACCCGCGATCGCTATTAAATAAATTAATTAAAGTCCCGGCACTAAATTTAATTTAAGGATTAATCTAGCGATCGCTAAGGAAATATTTAAGAGTTAAATTACTTAGTCCTAGCTTATACATAAAATTAATTTTAAAATACTGTAGCGTTATTTTTAAGAGTGCGTTATTATAAAGAAAGTTAAAAAAGTTAAAAAAGAGGTAAGGAAAATGAAAAATAAAATAGCAGAAATTAAAGAACTAGTTAAAGAAGTATTCCCTGATTTTAATCAGGAAAAAGATATAACGCCACAATTAGTTAGGCAATATATCAAAAACAAGTTACCAGAAGAGGTTTTATTTCAAACAGCAGTTTTAGTTCCATCCCGGATCAATTGCTGGGTAAGAATTGAGAAACTGTGCAACTACTTAAAAACAGTCAAATACTGGGCTAGTTTATAACTTTAAATAAGTTATTGCGGTCGAGTGAGTTATGACTCCCGACTTAGGTTTAATGCCTAAGCGATCGCATTCTTAATCCTAAGAAGTAGTTAAGCTTAGGATTAAGAGTTAACAAAAAGTAAAAAAGTAAAGGAAGAGGTAAGGGAAAATGGCTAATACATTCATGACAGGAAACTACTACAAAAATAGCTCTAGAGAGATCATTATTCTCGTTACGTCGCGGACAAAGTGCTTTGTAGTTTATAAAGCATTTTGGATAAACGATCCGCACAACTGTTATCAAGAGGGCAAAATCAAGGTAAAAAATGAAGATGGCAACGAGTATATCTTAATCGATAGATTTAGCAAATACTCGTCAATAGACGAGTATGTAAAGTATGTTAAGGAGGATAATATAAAGGAGGAGGTTAATGTTAAGGAGGAGGTTAATGTAAAGGAGGAGGTTTATAGCGCAGTACACAGAAACTTCCTTAAAGTTGGGAAGAGGTTTAAATACGTAGATTTAAAAAATGATATAATACAAGATGTCATTTTTGAAGACACTAACGGTAATGGTACGATTTTAAACTTTAGAGCCATCAATAAAGATGGCAATCCAATTTACTGTCACGGCAGTTTGTTTGTGGTTACTTTAAGTAACCGCGATTGTTTAAAACCTTTTAATTATTTAACTGTTGAGGATAGTGATTTACCTTTAACTAATGCGATCGCATTAGTAGGTAAAGTTACGGAAGTTAAGGAAACTGTTGAGGATAGTGATTTACCTTTAACTAATGCGATCGCATTAGTAGGTAAAGTTACGGAAGTTAAGGAAGAGGTTGAATTTACCTTAACAGATGACAACAAAGCCGCTATTCAGGCGATTGTCAAATTAGATCCCGTAAGGTGTAATTGGAGCAATTTAGAGCGGACTGCATACAGTAAACTAACGGCATGGGTAAGCTATCCCCATGACTCTAGAGATATTAGAGGCGTTTACGAGGGCGCACTACTGGTTTTAAATACCATTAGTAAGGAAGATAAAGCACGGGTTAAGGAATTGGTGGTTGAGGGCAAAAAAAAAATAACTCTTGAGGATAGTGATTTACCTACTAATGCGATCGCTAATAACGCAAAGGATTTAGTTTTGCCCTTAACTAAGTCCTTGACCTTTAAGGAAGTGCGGGAATATGCAGAAAATGCGGGTTATGAGATAGAACCGCTTGGGGGAATGTTCAGGCTAATAAAAAATAACGTTATTAAAACATTCCCTAGTTTAAAAACCTTACAACTTTTTATAACAGAGGAATTAGTTGAGAAAAAAGAAATAACTCTTGAGGATAGTGATTTACCTAGTCCCGACAATAACGCGATCGCAACAGTAGGTAAGGTTACAAAGGTTAAAATATTAACCAAAATGGTAGCGGTTAACCCCGCTGTACACCACGAGGTTAAACTAATCCATGATCCTATCTTTGGATGGCAGCTAATGGGCGCGGACTCGCAATTATTAAGAGAACCTCTTAATGAGGATAAAACACAACCTACCATTAGGTTTAAAACCCGAGAGGGTGCTTCAACTTTTGCCATAAAGCTTATGGCAAAAGTTAAGGACTTAGTTGAGAAAAAAGAATTGACCTTCAAGGAGGTACAGAAATATGCAGAAAATGCGGGTTATGAACTGACAGAACTCACCAATGAGTATTGTAATTTTAGCGTAAGTTCCCTTTCCGACAGAAGAGGGAAGTTTACCAAATTGATAGATGTCGTTGAGGTAATTAAGGAGGGTAGGTTGCTAAATGGTGAGTTTAGCAACCTACCCTTACCTACTGATAATAACGCGATCGCAACAGAAGAGGAAAAGGAGGAAAATAAAAATATGCTGACTAAAGAAAGCCAAGCGGCTATAAAACTTTTAGTTAAGATGGATTTTACTGCGCGGGGTTTAACCCAATTTGAGGTTATGGCTCTGAATAGTCTTAGGAAGTACATAGAAAATGGAATAGAACCAAAACTAATCAAGACTTTTGCGGAAGTTTTGATTAAAAAACTCACGCCGGAGGAGAGACTTATCTTAAGAGATAAGTCTCTTGAAAAAGTTTTTAAGGGTCGCAGATTAGACGACGTTAGGGGATACTTTAGAACTGGTGACAATAAAGCTAAAGAAAATCTTAAAAGTTATATAAGGGGAGTAATGAGTGAAGAGACCTTCCTAAGCCTATGCGAAAGTGAAGGGATAAAAAAAGATAACGCCCATGAAGCGAGTTTAAAATGGCTAGAATTTATTGATTCTGCCGTAGGTTGTGAATCATGGGAAGAATCATGGGAAGATTTTAAAGAAAGTGTGGCTTTTAAGGAATTAAAAGCCTCGTCCTAAAACTATTAAGAATCATGTCCTAAGCTATGACATTAAACCAGCTTAGTTAAAAAATAAAAAACACCCGTGAATAACTGTATAACCTGCGGAAAAAAGTTAAGATCGGATAGTAGTAAATCCCCACACTGTAGCAGGTGTTGGCTGAAGACAGAAGAGGGTCTCGCCTTTAATGCGGCTAAAACCAGGAGTTTTTACGTCCCCAGGACTAATTTAAAACCCCGGTGTTTAGCTTGCAACAAAAGCATTAATACTGCTAAAAACCAGGGCTACTGTAGAGTCTGTTGGGAACAATGGACAGAAGAGGGTAGAGAATATAGATCGCAAAAAGTCAAGCGATCGCAATCGGCAAACAAAGCGCGGAAGAGGCGAAATGGTAAAGTTAATTAATTAAAAATATCCCTAACCTTATTTAATTTAAGGTTAGGGATATTTTTTTAGCCATAGTTAATGTCAGTTAAAGTTATATCTGTAATCTCTTCACTGTTTACAGTAATGGTATTGTCTAAAGTTTCCAAAAGTCTTGCAACGTCCAAAGCTTCATTTAAATTACGTAAAGATTGCTCGCCACAAGCATTGCCAGCGGCTACGATATTTCTCAAATCTTGCGATCGCATATTCTCTAATAAGTCTGGATTATTCTCATAATTTTCCAAAACTTTCTTAGCAATATCCAAACACTTTTGAGATACATCTAAATTAGACCAGCCTAGAATCTCACTTCTTTCTCTATAACGCTGTAATTTATCTATATGGGAAGAAATTTCTAATGCTTCTGCGTGCTTACGCTTTTCTAATTCTATATATCTGTCATACTCTCTAAGTCTTTCTTGCCAGAAACTTTTCGTACTCCAATCATTCATCTGTTGGGAATAGCTTTTGATAGATTTTTTAAAAGCGATCGCTACTTTCTCAAAAGTTCTTCTTATACCCATATCACGGTAGCACATAAATGCTTCATAGCTCTTGCTGGTGTCTATTCCGGGCAAATAGTCCCACACATTCACATTCAATTCTAAAGCTACTGCGTGACATCCTTTAGCTAAAGCTTCTTTATTGTAAGTAATATGAGCGGGCATAATCTTTTAACTCCTTCTCCTAATTAATTTAATTTAAGTTATTTTTTAATAATAATAAATTTAATCCTTAGTATAACACAATACTTAACTAAATATTTTTAAGCCCCTCTTAAAAATAAATTTTAAGAGGGGCTTTTTTGTATTCCGACGGTAGATAAAATAAAAAGTCATAAATTTCAAATGACAATTATTCCTGATAACGCAAAAAAAACAGCCAAAAAACGCACTTTTTTTAAAACGTTAAAACCCTTACACCGAGTTAGTTTTGAGCGTTTTTTAAGGGTTTTTTAGCTGTTTTTAAAAACTCTCTTGAGAATAATTAGCAACAAGACTAAAAAACCTTACGACTCTCTCTATATAAGGGTTACAGAGATTTTTTATAAGCCTTATTCCTATTAAAAAGTTTGTTTTTTTAATGCAAAAACTCTGCGTATACTACTGCGTAAGGGTTTTAGACATTGAGAATAAGTTATTTTTTTTAAAGCTTAAACGCGCTTAAGATAGGGGAAAATGCCCAGGACTTAGGCGGACTAAGAGTTTCAGGGATTTTTATTAAAAAAGTCGTTTTTTACCTGGCGGCGCGTCAGGTAAAAATGGTAAATAGCTAAAAGCCTTATAGGATAAAGGTTTTGCGCTGTCAATGTTAAGAACGTCAGGTAAAATCCTTATTATTAATAAGAAAAAAAGAATAAATAGACTGACGGCGTTAGATAACCTTACTAAATTATGTAACTAACAGCCTACTTATCCAAAAGCCACGCGCTGCAAGGGTTTTGGATTTTAAAAATTTTAAAAAACGCCTCTTTTTGACTGACGTTTTTGTATGACGCGGTAAAAACGTCAGTCAAAATCCCTATACTATAGTAAAGAAAACTATCTGACCCCATTGCATGACGTTTTTACAAAAACTTCCACTACTTTTACCTGACGTTTTTAGGGTATGCGTTTTAATAATATAGATTTACCTGACGTTTCCGCTAATTCCATTTAAACGCGCTTAATAATGTATTTTTAATTTAATAAATAGCGGGTAAGATTTTTTACCTTGTAAAGTTCCGTATATTAGCCACTTGCTATCGGTAGAGTAGTAGTGTTAAAATTTAAGGAAATAAATTAGGATTAAAAGGCAAAAAAAAATATGCTTAATATCATGGACTTAGAACAACAACTCATCAATGAGATTGAAGAACGTCAAGAAAAACTAGAAAAAGTGCGGGGCGTGTCGCCAAAATTACAAGCACTGGAAATACTCCTAAAAGACTGTAGGGATAGTTGCAATGAGTTTGGTATGCAAGATTTATTTATAAGCCTTGTGGAAAATTTTACAGGCACGATACAAGCTACCCCCACACCCCAGCCACAACCACAACCTCAAAATAATCAAAATAATAATGCTGTATTAACAGACAAGGAAATAAAAGTTATCAGACTAGAATTAAAAACTTTCCTTGAGTACGACGGACAGCGACTAAATGACAAAACCGCTAAAGAACTTTTAATTAAGAAATTAGAGGAATTGGGCAAACAAGAACTTTTATCTGAAGTTAATTTGGATGATAAAGATAATTTCCTTACAGAGTCTAAAAAATTAATTAATTTACTCACTCTAGCTACGGTAGCTAAGGAAGATTTAACGGTAGCTAAGGAAGAAACTTTAACACCCACCGTTAATAACCCCGCACCATTGGAAGAGATTAGGGAAGTAGAAGGGTTGAGCAGTAAGGATGTAATTGAAAGTGCCTTAGTACAAAACTCCATAACTGTTGAACGGGACGGTGTTTTAAACGGTGGTGCATTAGTGAGATATCCAAATAGTACGGATTTAACGCCCCTTAGTGAATTAACTTTAATTCAACCTGCAATTATTAAACCCACTCCCAAAGTAGAAGAGGAAGGGGTAAGTGATATGACCCCACAGGAGTTAGCTATGTGGGACGCGCTTTTGGCGGCGGATTTTACCGCCACAGAACTAAGTGCGATGGCTACGGACAAAGATACCCTAGATGGTTTCAATTCAATTAACGGAACTAGTTTAACGGCTCTTCCTATAGCCGAGTTGTATGAGTATACGATGGGTGTAGGTCGCATTGAGTAACTAACACCCTCTTAACCCCTAAAACTAACTTAAGCACTCTTACCTAAACATTTTAAAGAGTGCTAGTTTTTTCCTAAAAAAATTTTCCACCACACTACACAACTACAACTATAAAGGCATTAAAAACATCATGAGTAACTTAAATTTGGAAGCTATCCGTTCATTAAAATCTTCCACACCTAACTTAAGTTTATTACAATCTTTTAAAGGCTGGGGATCTTTAAAAGATTGTTTTGCCGAAGGGCATAAAGATTACCAAGAATTAAAAGACCTGTTAACTGCCGATGAGTATGAACTTGCGAGACGTAGCATTCTAAACGCCTATTACACAAGTAATGAGGTAATAAGCGGTTTATGGGATAAGTTAATTACCGCAGGTTTTACCGGTGGTAAAGTCTTAGAACCATCTTGCGGCACAGGTAAATTTATTTCATTATGCCCCGTAAAAAAAGATGTAGAGTTTTTTGGTGTTGAGCTAGATCCTATACCCGCACAAATAGCAGGGCTATTAAATCCCGATGCAAGAATTTATAACCAAGATTTTAGCCTAGTTAATTTCCCCGATAATTACTTTGATTTAGTAATTGGTAACGTACCATTTGGCAATTATAAAATTCATGACTCGCGCTACGATGCACTGGATTTAAGCATACATAATTACTTTATAGCTAAATCATTGGATTTAGTACGGGAAGGTGGCGTGATCTGTTTAATTACCTCACCATTTACTATGGATAGTAAAAATACTAAATTTAGAGAATGGTTAAGTAAACGCAGTGAGTTAGTCACGGCTTTTAGACTTCCCAGTGAAGCATTTAAAACTAGCAGTAATACAGAAGTTAGCGCAGATGTACTAATCCTAAGAAAAAACAATAATGGCGATGAGTTAAAAAACTGGATTAATACCGTTGATTATTTTTACTCTGAAGTACAATTTTTCCCCAATACTACATCTACATACAGGTGTGACATAACCTGCAACGAGTATTGGCTACAAGAATTACAAGGACGCGCACGCGAACAGTTTTCATTTAATCCTAAATGGAATATTGCACATAAATTATTAGGTTTACCAACTGTAAATAAACTCTATGGACATGGGTTATCATGTTCTATAAATCGTGGTGAGTATGACTTTTTGGAGGGTATTAAAAATGTACCTATACCCCAAATTTTTAGTAAATCAGAAGAAGTTAAAAAAGAGGAAGATGAGGTAATTTTAATCCCTCAAGAGTTACAAAGTGCAAAGTTAAATAGTTTTGTGGTTTACAATAACGAGGCTTATGTACGCGATCAAGATGAACTTTTAAAAAGTAGTGTAAGTGTAGATAAAGTAAAGGCTTTTAAATCTCTTTACTCCTTAACCCTGGACGTAATTAACGCTCAGAAACATTTAAATGACGAGGAATTATCTCATGTACAAGCACATTTAAAAAATTCTTACGATAACTTTAAAAGTGAGTATGGTGAATTAAATTCTCAGAGAAATATTAAAGACTTAGGTAATGATCCTGATTTTTACTTAGTCCGCACTCTAGAGAAAATTAAAGGGAAAAAAGTTGTAGGGTTAGCTGACATATTTAGTAAGAGAGTAATTAAGCAGTTTAATAATAGTGCCACACCTAAAACCGTAGAAGATGCAATAATCTTAAGCCTTAATAAGTTTGGGGCGTACAACTATGACTTCATGTCCTTAAGTTTAGGAATTACCAAGGAAACCTTACTTAATCATTTAGTAGACAAAGAATTAATTTACTTTAATCCCAACATTGAGGTTAATGACTACGAGCCTAAAGACAAATATCTCTCAGGTAACGTTTACCAAAAACTACGGGATGCAATTAAATATAACCTTCCCCAAAATATAGAGGCACTAAAAAAGGCACAGCCTCTTCCTATGCTTCCTTCACCCTTAAGTAATGCAGAAGATATTAAGTTTAAGTGCTTAATGGAGTTAGGCATAGATTGGGAAGAATTAACGGACGCACAAAAAGATAGGGTTTTTAGTAAGAAAATAGAAGCTAAAATTGGGGCTTCATGGATACCTAAAGAAATTTATGAAAGTTTTTGTTACGAACGGTTAAACGCACAAGGCGTAGTAAATATTTCTTATATTTCCTCACCTGTAGCTACTTGGTATGTAGATCCTAAAAAATCCTGGGATTTTTCAGAATTTGGGACTAAACACCTTAGTAGTTATGAAATACTTGAGAAAGTTCTAAATAATCAAGAGATAAAAGTCACCATTTACTCAGACAAAGAAGTAAACAGAGAGGACTCAGTAGTTGCCACAGAAGAGGCGCGGGCTAAAAGTAGCTTAATTAAGCAAGAATGGAAAGACTGGTTATGGAGTAGTGAGGAAAGATGCGTAAATTTATGTAAAATTTACAACACAAAAGTTAACATCTATACCTCAAGAAAATACACCGGGGAATGGTTAACACTTCCCGGTTTAAACCCCAACATTAAACTACGTCCCTGGCAATTAAACGCCATAGCTCGGATTATAGAAAACCGAGCTACATATTTAGCTCATGATGTAGGACTAGGCAAATCCCTAGTAATGATCTGCGGCATTATGGAATTGCGCCGACTGGGAGTATGCCATAAGCCTATGTTGGTATGTTTAAACGGCACGGAGCAACAATTGTATAATGACTTTAAAAATGCTTACCCATTAAGTAACGTTTTAATCAGTAAAGGACTTAGTGGCAAGGAAGACAAAAAGTCCTTTACTGCAAGTATAAAGACTGGGGATTTTGACTGTGTTATACTTACACATTCTCAATTTTTCCAACTTTCTTTAAGTAAAGAGTACCAAGTTCAGTTTTTAGAACAAGAGCGGGAATTACTTTTAAACTTCATTAATTCTGATAAGGAATTACAAAACCCTAAATCGGTTGGTGGCAAAATCCTTAAAAAAAGATTAGACGTAATTGATGTAAGCATTTTTGATGCCGAAAACCCAGAGTTAAACTCTCTTTTAGTAACCCCTATAGATAGTGGGAAAAACGCTAAGGGTAAAAAATTAACCCGCGCACAAAAAGAGGAGATTAGGAAAGGTAAGAGTATTGACGCTTTAAATCTTAGGATTTTAGAAAGTAAGCGTAAGTATGATCATATTGATTTTGAGGGAATTACAGACTGTTTAGTAATTGACGAAGTACACGCATTTAAGAATTTAGCTGTAATAACTAAGCTAATGAATGTGAGAGGTATCCCGACTAATTACAGCCAACGGGCAACGGACACATATACAAAAATCCTTTACACTTTAGACAATTTACTTAATAAAGCAGTAAAAAACACTGTAGGAAACGGTCGGGTAATCGGTGCAACTGGCACGATTTTTTCTAACACCCTAGCTGAAATTTATAACTGGCAGCGTATGTTCCAGTTGCCTTTACTTAAGGAACTGGGCATAGATGCCTTTGATGCTTGGGTGTCGCAATTTGCGGAAGTTGTATCTTCAGCAGAAATTAGCCCGGAAGGTGTTTACAAAAGTAAGACTAGGCTTAAAAAATTCTCAAATTTAAGCGTCCTACATAACACTATGTCGCAATTCGTAGATATTGTGACTTTTGATATGATAGGGGCTGGCCGTGAACACGGTTTAATTAGACCAGAGGGTAAATTCATAGACATAATTGCCGCGTCCTCAAACAGGCAGCTAGAATTTTTATCTGAGGCATTAAAAAGAGCCGAGGCTATTCAGAATGGCGATATTGACCCTACTGAGGATAATTTCCTTAAACTAACCACAGATTTAACTAAAGCCGCTCTATCAATGCGGTTGTTAGGCGATAAATCAGAGGCGCGTGAAAGTAAGCTACATGACGTAGCCTACAATATTCATCGGATTTGGGAAAGTACAAAGGAATTTAACGGTGTGCAATTAGCTTTTTGTGACTTCTCTACTCCTAAAAATACCGTTAAAACTTCCGCAAAAATTAAAAACCTCTTAATTAATAATGGCGGCAATAAAGAGGACGTTAAGGAATTAATGAAGAGTGGGGACATTGAAGCGTTAAGTTATGCTTTACCAGAAGAATTACCTTTACTTACGGAAGAGTTAATACTTAAGTTAAAATTAAGTAAATTTTTAATTCCCCAAATTTCCTCAATTATTGAGGCGGGCAAGAAAATCTCATATAACGTTTACGAATACATCAAAAGTTTATTACTTTTGCTTGGTATTCCAGAAAACGAAATAGAATTTATTCACGCACACAATGGTGTGAAAAGAAGTAAATTATTTGACAAAGTTAACAACGGTGAAGTTCGTGTACTGTTAGGATCAACCTCAAAACTAGGAACAGGCTGCAACGTCCATAAAGGTGGTTTGTGGGCATTACATCACATCGATGCGCCCTGGCGGCCATCAGATATCGAGCAACGGGAGGGGCGTGGTATTCGCCAATTAAATGGCGAGTATTTAGGACTTTGTTTAAAAAATGTTTTAGTTTTCCGCTATATTACGGAACGCTTAGACGCATTAAGATGGCAAACACTCCAGTGGAAGCAGGAAGCTACAAAAAGCTTCCTTAATGGCGCGGATATTGACAGTCTAGAAGATGTTGACGATGTTTGCTTAACATTCGCACAAGTCAAAAGTTTAGCTAGTGGCAACCCTCTTTTAATTGAGGAAACTAATTTACAACAAGAACTTAACAGTTTGTTAATTCAAGAACGCTCACATTCACAACAACAACTGGGTATAGCTGGCGAAATTTCCCGCGCTTCTAATAAAATTAAGTCCATTTTAGAAAAAATGGACGCGGTAGAAATTGACATTAAATCCCTAGCGGAAACCGAAAGATTAACCCGCAGGATTAGTGAAGAAGAAGAGGAACTACAAGCAAAAATACAAGGTGATGAAAACGACTTAAATGGACTAAAAGCTTTATTAGAAAAAGCTACTACTGCAAAAGATGAAAAGTATGTAGAAATTTACTCCAATGCAATTAATGAGAGTAAATTAAGAATCAAAGAATTAAAAACTAAGGTTAAAGAGTTTTTAACAGAAGAGGATAAGGTACAAGAAGCAAAACTAAAACAAGAAAGTAATGCTATATCTGCCCAATTCTCTTTATTAGGTAAAGATGCCGGGATAGCTCACGGCACTACTAGGTTGGCAGGGTCATATCGTGGACTAGAAATTTACGCTACCAACTTTGGCAGCAGTTTAAATTACGCGATTGAGAGTACGTATAGTAAAAAGAGTTATGGATTCCCATTTAGAGTTTCACAAGATAGGTTAATTACCCTTAACCGCACTAATCCCCTACAAAGTTTAGATAAGTGGGTAGATGAGTTACCCCACTACTTAAAAAGGCTAGAAAACGAGCTAGAGGGAGCAAAAACTGAGCTTAACCGCTCGGAAAGCATCAAGGGCAAAATCTTTTACGGTTTGGGAAGACTGAATGAAGTGCAAGTTAGGCTAATGGAAATTAGAGAAATAATGGCTAACAATAAGAATGTTTTAAATGTTAATCATGGCGATTGTGATGGGGAAAATGAAAATGGTACAGAAGAGTATTTAGAAGATGATTTATCATCAACCGAGGTTGGGGTAAATTTGGAAATAGTGGAGGAATTAAAAAACCTCACTTTTGAAGATTACTGTAGTGAGAAAAATATTCCCGATTATGTTAGTAACATAATCGCGCCACAACTAAAAGAGTTAAGAATTATTAAACTTACCCGCAGCCTAGAGGTGAGTTGTCAAGAGAACAACCTAATGAGGGTTGCCTTAATTTACAAGTCTTGTAGGGACTATCCTCAACACTGGACGGCGGCATTAAAAGCCCTGTCGTTAGAAAACAAAAAAGTCTGTATTAAGACCCTAGCTAAATTAAAAGCTGTAGCTTAAACTTAAGACTTAAGTAATTAATAAAAAATCCCCTAACTTTATTTTTAACTTAAAGTTAGGGGATTTTTTAATTTGTTTTTAATTATAATAGATTAATCCGTTTAATCAATTCACAAACTAAACCTATGGAAGCCAATCAAATTATCCAAGCATTTACCGAAGTCGTGAGAACCCAAGATTATGTTTTTTCCGACGCTGCTATAGCTGCTATCACAGAATTACAAAAAACTATCGCTGGTATAGAAACTGAACCTCCGGAAGTAGTTGCAGAA